TTCTCCCTACCAGAATTCTGTTCATGTGCCTCAACACACCCAGGCATATTGATGATAGGCACACCAATCTGAGTAGTCACTGGAGGGTTCGGAGGGAGGACTGTGGGGGCGCTCTTTAACCATTCAGGGGTATATACCCTAGGAATCGGTTGTACGCCCACCTCCCTACGAGGGATATCAATCTTTTGTATCTCCATCCTCACAGTCCTCACTCAGTTCAGTAGCAAGTTCACCACCCACATCAGCACCCTTATCAGCGCCGAAGAGGGCAACCAGACCGCCTAGGACGGGTCCTACGAAGGGTATGCCTGTGACATAACCAGCAGCAGCGGCACCCATGCTAGCGCCGACGACACGACCAGTCTGTTTGCCACCGCCCACCGCTTCGATGCATGCCACGTTGGCAGCGGTTAACTTTCCCTCGGAGTTCGCTCCCAGATGGCGAGCACCATCCATAGTGTATTCTTCTTTAAAGGTTACAATAGATTTGCCACCAATACCAAAGAATCCATTCTTCTTATCTACAAATTTTTCGACTTCCATGGTCTTGGGATCATTACCCTTGTATTCTATTTTGTATCCGTTAGTGCCAACCTCTGCCTTATAGGATGAATATTCACCTACAGGTGGATCGATAACTGGCAATTTTCTGGAATTGTATAACATCCCAATCATACCAATATGGGAGATACCTAAGATACCTCCAGCAACAACAGCAAATAGAGTTACAGGTTTCATCACATTCCAGGAATTCCCCCTCCTAATGGTAGTCCCATCCCGCCAGTGGGTGCCTGTGTGCCTTGTAGAGGGATTGCACCACCAGTTGTCTTAGGCAAAGCACCACCCATCATGCCAGGGAGTGCTCCTGCAATCGCTTCTGCTGCGGCAGCAGCAACCTTTTCCTTAGCGGATTCGATAAGTGCATCTTTCTGTAGATACACATAAGTCCCACCACCCACGATGCCTGCGACACCAGCGAATGATAGGACTGCTAATACATTAATAATTTTTTGCATAGTAATTACATTTTGTATGAGTCATCTTTAGTTGTGATCTGAACAGGTGCTTGTTCGATTCTAATTGTTTGAGAAGGAGCAGTTTGTGCTGCCTTTTCAATTAGTCTCTCCATCTGTTCTTTAGTGATACCACCACCATTACCACCACCTTCTTTACCCTTCGCTGCCTGAACCCCGAAGGTAGCTAAAACCCCAGTAAACACCGAGGCTATAAAAGTCGGATCGAGTTTCTGCTCTGGAATACCCAAAGCAGGTGGTAGTTTGATGTATGCCAGGGTCAGGATTCCGCCGCTCCAAACAAGAATACCGAGTCTAACAAAGGTAGAAAGAATAGCAAGTTGCTCTTCTTTATCATCGGCTGCCTCTTTAAGTTTTCCGAGAATACCCTTCTTTTTAGGTTCCTCCTTTTTTACTTCTTCTGACATATATCTGCATTATACGGCAGCTCTATTTAGGATTCTGGAACCTGTCTTTTCTTGCCAATGTTGTACTTGGATTCTAGCGTCCATTCACCCTTATCTTTATACGAGATAACTTTAATTTGACTGAGTGGTGCAGCATCTTTGATTGCAGATTCTTTTACGATCTCTACAAGTCCCCAGTCAGATAACAATTTAATAATTCTATTGCGTCTTTGTACATCGTTCTCAGAAAGGTTCGCCTTCTTACCATCTAGAGCAAACAGTTCTTTGAAATGTACAATATAATACTGTCCTTTTTTATGTAGAATGTGGCAGGACTGATATAATTTTTTCTCTTTACGAGAAGCAACACCAATACGAGTAAGAGTCTCACGCACCTTCAGAAAATCATCAGGTTCTTTGAGATTGACCTCAACCATATCATCTTTAGTCCATTGGACTTCTTTCACTTCGTTCATCGTTTCTTACCCCCTGTATTCAGTTTAGTTCTAATGAAATCGATTTGAGTTGGAGTGAGAATCCTAAGTGCTTGTATTGCCTTTTCATTGGAGTATCCATAATATTGCTTGACAAGTTCAAGATCATCAACCTTTTGTTTTTTACCCCAAGGAGAAAATCTCTTGCGGGGTCTCACCGTATTTATAAAGAAATCATATTGTAATTTCTTGTCCAGATGAGAATTCTGGTTCATTTCATTAGCGACCATGATAGTATCTAGGTGTTGAGACATACACCTGTTAACTACATACACGGGATAGTTCTTTTCCCAAAGGGGATCTTCATCCATCAAATAATCTTTAGTCAGATTGATAGAGTTCAAATAATCCTTTAGAGGATAGCGTTCATCGTAAGGCATGGTATTCTTTCAATAGTGTTTCATGATCATTCATAACTGCCATGCTGTCAAATACAGCGTTGCAGTAGATACCCCTGCTTCTTACATAGTGCAGGAAGAACTGTACATACTCAGTTCCTTGATACTTAGTGTTCCTGCTATGGAAAGCAACAGGACCCAAATACAATACAGCATCACCACGATTCAATTCAAATGATTGTATTGTACCATCAGGTTTTTCAATTTCAAAGGGCCAACTGTGGTCCCCTTTCATATGCAGAGTCAGTGAGATTTCACACGCGGCACGATCTACATGTGGAGGTAAGAAATCGTTGTTACGATATATTCTAGCAAATGAATATGAAGGAACAACAGTCTCTTCAACGATAGAACTAATCTGCGGTGTCAATCTACACAGTAATTCTACTGCACCAATTTGATTGTACAGAGATGCTGCTGTAGATTCCATTGAATTCATTGCATGCAGCAATTTATCATCTGTTGGATAATGATACTGCTCATCAAATTTAATAAATTCATCAGCATAACTAACTGCTTCTTCCTCGCTGATTAATTGAGGAATATAAACATGATAGTTATCAATTAACTGTGTGTTCATACGACATAATTCAGGAGGAGAAGTTCTTTACGTTGTTGCTGCTCTTTCATATATTCACCCACCGATCTCATCGTATATGTATGATCATATTCATACGGTTTCCAATCTAAGAAACGAGACTTAATCAGGTTGGAAGAATTGTATGAAACCATTTGATCACATTTGAACTTATCACAATCAAAAGAAAACTTGTCATGATCAAATCCCTTATGCATGTCGCCTCTCTTCCCGTATAGGTTGGATTTAATTTCATAAGGAGGATCCAGATAAACAAATGCAGACTTGTCGTCTGTCATCAATTCTTCATACGACAGATTAGTGATTCTCCAGTCCTTGATGAGTTGTCCATAGTAGGGGAGTTTTTCAATTCCTCGCACACTAAAGTTTGAGTCTGACGCCTGCTTGCTGAACGAGGAGGACTCAGAGAGACCAGAAAAAGAGCACTTGTTAACAATATAGAAACTGACAGCACGAGCCGTAGCATCAGTCTGTCTGCAGGGTTTGGCAAGATATTCTTTAGACTCCAGGAAAAGATATTTTGCCGAACTGGGGTCAGGGTGCCTTTGTTTAAGTTGGATGAGTTGGGACCTAATTTCATTACTATTCTCCTGTAGTTGGGTCCAGAATGTGTATAGAGGTTCGTACAGATCATTCACCCAGATATCTAGATGAGGATACATCTGTGTGATGTACAGTGCTACAGAACCACCGCCAAGGAAAGGTTCGCGAAACTCTTTATAGTCAGAAAAGAGTGGAAAGAACTGTGCCATCTTTTTGACAGCACGGGACTTACCACCAGGATAACGAAGAGGAGTTTTCAAAGATGTCATAGAATCAGTTTCTTAGTCGGAGCAGAGATCACACTGGTGCGATTGAACATCTTATTATACTGTTCTTCCAGGTTGGGTGCAAGTTTGACCACGAACATTACAAACTGTCTAGGAATTGTAAGTTCTTTTTCGTCAGGATCTTGTAGAGGTGCGAAAGGGACAAATCCCAGTTGTGTGCCTTCAGCGTTAGCAGGGACAGCGGTAATAGCATCACATACAGTGATACCTTCTGCAGTGTCCTCAAGAATATCAGCAACGACATTCTCTCCACTGATTAGACGGATGTACTGTACAGTCATTTAAGTTTCTCCACGATAGAATTAATAGAATTTGACATCTGGTAGTAACCAGATCCGATGTAAATCTGACCTGCAACTACAGCAACTGTAGCAGCACCCCAGAAAACATAATACCAATGTGACTTGATTTGTTTGATCATTTGAAGTTACACTCCAGCATTAGTTGTGTAAGACAAGCAAGAAGATTGATCTCTTGATCTACCACAAAGGCAGACTTATATTGATACTCTGCAATGATCAATACAGCAGCAGCAACACTAGGACCATCCATCACACTAGACAGATTGTCATAGAGTTTACGCATGATGGCAGCAGGATCAGAATCAAGGTTCTGGGTTACCCACTTCTTAACATCGTTGAACTTTTTGTTCTTCAGACTCTCAACTAGAGAATCGATATTAGCATCACCTAGCGCCGCCAGAATGCCAGTGTCAATAGACCCTGTGCTTGAATATCGCTGCAGTTCGTTGAGGGTGCGTCGGAAATCTGGGAAGTATTTTTGTACGACTTCTGCCACAACTCGTGGCGCAAAGGTGACCTTCTCGCGTTCGAGGATATCTCTGCAGCGATCGAAGAAAGACGCTGCCAACTGTTGTTTAGTTTGCCCACGGACATTAAATTCAACTACTGTTGTTCTGCTATGTAGCGGTGTAATAATCTTGTTTTTGAAGTTACAAGTGAATATGAACCTACAGTTTTTCTGGAACTCTTCGATACTTGCACGAAGCAGAAGTTGTACATCTGGCGTCGTGTTATCTGCCTCATCAATGATAAGAACTTTGTGACGAGCAGTAGAAGTGAGAGACACAGTAGAGGCAAAGTTCTTTGCCTGATTGCGTACAGTGTCCAGGAATCTACCTTCATCGGACCCATTGATAACATAGTAGTCTGCTCCCAATTCATTGCAGAGTGCCTTAGCAATAGTAGTCTTACCAACACCAGCAGTTCCAGTAAGCAGGAGGTTGGGAATTTCACCCTGCTCAATAAAACTCTTAAAGGTGTCTTTCACGGATTCGGGGAGAATGCATTCATCCACAGTCTGAGGACGATACTTCTCTACCCACAAAAAATCATTCATCATCTAAAGGTCGTTTAATTTCAGTTCCCACCCAGTCAGTTGCTTCCATGCGTTCAAACATGTATTGTGCTGCTGATTGAGGGAGAGTGTGTTCGCCACAGGTGAACACGTCACATACCGCCATGCACTTCTCTGGCCATGTATGGATGCTGATATGTGATTCAGCAAGAAGTGCGATAGCGGTTACACCATAAGGTTCAAACTTATGGGAGGACACATCTAGTAATGTGCTGTTGGACATTACAGCAGCATTCACAAGCATAGTGCGGATGTGCGATTCATCATCACAAAGCGGAAAGGGGCAACCTTTCAGTGTGAATATGATGTGTCGCATAATGGGTCACGGTTCTAGTGCAATAAAGTATTTAATGTTTTCACCCTCAAACCTAGCAACGTTCTGCTTACTAATGTAAACGTTGTATCCACCAGGCAGGAGTTTCAGATTCTCCACTTTGAAGCAATAGCAGAACCGATCAGTGTCCTCCATAGGCATACCTTCAACCTGAACAGAGTAACTGTTGGAAGTATCGTTCTTACGATCAGTCACAGATAGGAACATCTGAGCACCGTCAGCATGAAGACACAGGTCAGGCAGTTGATAGATACTAGCAGCACGTTGCAGTTGCTGCAATGCCGTAGCAGGGAGAACGAAATCTACATCACAACTAGGAAGGTTGATCTCTTTCTCAGGTGGTTGAGTGATGATATCAGGGTCAGCATAGAAGAAACGGGTCTTCGACTTGCCTGCTGTATCACTTACAGTGACGTAATTGGACTCGGTAGTATCGATCTTCGGCGCATCAAAGAGAGACAGACCGCCAAGGAATACACCCAGATCGTAAATAGAAATCTGCGAATCAAACTGCTCTTCGACTTTAGCGATAGCAAGAATGTTTTTGTTGATACTAAGAGTAGCAATTGTATTGCCAGGTTTGATGACAATAGATTTATTGATTGAACAAAAGTTCTTGAGGACTTCAATTGTTGGGCGGGTAATTACGGTCATTGAGGATACGTTTCAGTAGGGGGTGCAGATTTGTCGCTGAAGTAAAGAAGGAGAAGACCGTAGTGAAGGATCTTGATGATGTCACGACGGGCAGTTCCTTTCCTATCATATCGAGAAGCATACTTTAGGATGTTGCTCCTACAGAATGCCTCAGCATCTCCACAGGCATCAATCAGATCTAGCGTCTGGACACTATCATCGCCAGTTGCATAGTGCTGATTGTATGTGCCAATGATATAGTCTTTGAGCTCCCGAAGGAGCTCTTCTTCATTGTATTTCATAATCAGAGGGTTTCTTCAACTTCATTATATTCCGAATCTTCTCCTGCGTCAACCTTCGTATAGAGATCGAGGAAAGATTGCTTAGTATCTTCATCAAATCGGTTGGTGCAAGTGGTAATTGCTGTCATGCGATCACCAAAGATTTCAAAGGCACGAACGATATGAACAAGACGACGGGTAGTAACAACTTCATCAACACCACCGTCAAAGAAAGTCTTACGGATCACACCTGCCCACTTGATCAGATTGTCTGCAAAGATCTCATCACAACCAGAGTTCATAAGAATCTTATGCTCAATGGCAGCAGAAGGATAATCCTGCTCAAATGTGATTGGGAACCTTTCAAGGAACGCTTCGTTCAGGATATTGGTTCCCACAAAGCGACCGTCATCAGAACCCTTGCCTTTGGTATTGGCAGTAGCAATAACATTGAATCCTTCTTTGGGTTGGATATACTTACCAATCTTCTTCAGGAAGACACCCTTACCCTCAAGGACAGACTGCAGACACAGGATCTTGTTACTAGCAAGGTCGATCTCGTCTAGAAGAAGTACAGCTCCCCTCTCCAGAGCCTCGATGACAGGACCATTGTGCCAAACAGTATCGCCATTGACGAGACGGAAACCACCAATAAGATCATCCTCATCCGTTTCGATTGTGATGTTGACACGAATCAACTCGCGATTCGTTGCAGCACAAGCCTGCTCAACGGACAGGGTTTTACCATTTCCCGAAAGTCCTGTGATAAAGACAGGGTAGAATTGACGAGAGGAGATAACTTTGCGAACATTGCTGAAGTTACCAAAAGGGACATAGGAACCATCTTTATTAGGAACGTAGGATACTTCGATTGCAGGGGCAGCGGAAGGTGCCTCATATGCTCGCGCAATTTCTTGAGCAGAGAGATTCCACTTACCCGTACCTGATTTATAATCCTTCAGGCGCTTACAGGCAGTAGCATAGGATACATTCAGAGAATCTGCTGCTTCCCGAATGTTGTTACATCCGACTTCAGTGCCAACTTTATCAGTAAGATACTCTACGAGTTGTTCGGTGGTGACTGGGTTTGGAGCGAAAGGCATTGGATTCTCGGATTGTTTTGTTTGTATGTGTTTATTATAGCAGATGGACTGGGGTTTGTGCCAGTCCTGGGACAGTTATTTAATCGAACACTGCTGTCACACCCATCACGGTTGCTTCAGGGTTGCGAGCGAGAGCGATCTTTCTGGCATGATCGTAGTCTCTTGCAACTACGATCTCATCAAACACGGTGCCAGCGATGAACAGTTGTACTTTACACTTCATGCGATTTGCTCAATGAATGCATTGAGGATAGTTTTGTTTGTCATTTTAGAACCCATGTGCTTTTTGAATGCACGGGCGAGTTCTGCCTTGGTAGCAACTTCTTTCTTAGTCTTTACTTCCAAGTCTTGAGTTCCCATTCCAATTCCCCTATCAGGCATATAGAAAGACTCAGTGAATCCTACTTCATTCTTGATAGAAGCAAAGCGTTGTTTCTTCCATTGCTTATCAATTGCTTCACCATCCATGAAGGGAAGACCACGAACAACCCTACCAAGTTCTGCTTTGGAGCAGATACGAATTCCAATCCAATTGTAGTCAGTGATCTCACGATAGAAACTCACAATCTCTTTGGTAGTTTCGTAGGGACTGTTGTTAAGTTTACGAGTGTATCCAGTCTTAGGATCCTTCAGG